TGGAAAATTCTTAGGCATTTAAGAGAATCTTATTTAAAAATACCAACTTCTTTAACAGAAGAAGAATTTCAAAAATTAGAGGAAGAACGTCAAAAAATTTCCAAAGAAATTATTTAATTTTTGTATTTTTGCTTGGTAACGTGTTGTCTGTTGGTTGATTTCCCAGACTTATGTTAACTGTTACTGTTTCAGGTTTTGTTCCAACTGGTTGTTCGTATTTATTTGGAACACCTTGAACTGGAGGAAGATTTGGTCCAAAGTTCAAAACTTCGACATAATCCCAGTTACCAGGAACCGTGAACTCAGCCAATTCTGTTGGTGTTGAAACAGTTCTAGGGTCCATTCTTAAGACCAAATAAACTTTTCCTGTACCTTCGTTACTATTTGCATCTTTAACATTTTGTTCAGATCCAGCAGAAGCTACTCTTTTAATAAAGAAAAAGTAATCTCTTTCAACTAAATCGGTAAGCCAATCCATAAAAACGGTGTCTCTTCCATAGTGTTCTTTACAGTATGGACTATTGAAAAATTCTTTTTTAATTTTTACTGGACTACCTTCTCTAAACCCACCATTTGAATAATGGGAAAATGCTGTTTCTAATAATGTATCGAATTTGGTAAACTTAGACATATCTTATTATATTTACTTTAAATAGAACCAAAAACTATAAAAGATTTAAGGTATTATTGCCATAAGTATTTATGCTGTGGCAAAGATAGATTTAAACAATTTAATACGTCCAAAAGAAGTTAATTCTCCTTTTAGTGTACCTTCTCAAAGAGTTGATAAAGAACTACCAGTATATACTGATTTACATTTGGATTTAAAAATACAAGAAAATATAGGAATTGGAAACTTTCCTGTTGTTTCTAATGATCTTTATGTCAACAATGATATAGAAGCTATCAAAAATTCTTTAAGAAACATTTTTAATACTAGAAAAGGACAAAAAATATTAAATCCAGAATTTGGATCTTCTTTAGAACAATTTTTATTCGAACCAATTAACGCATTTTATGCCAAAGCAATAGCAGACACAATTTCTGATAATATTACACAGTTTGAACCAAGAGTAGAGGTTTTAAAAATCCAAATTACCCCACAACCAGATGAAAATCAGTATTATGTTATATTGATATATCGTTTTTTAGAATTCAAAAAAGAAAATATTCTAAATATTATAGCTAAACAAGGAGGAGAAATCTTAATTTAAGATAATTAGTATAATGAACAAAGAAGTTTCATATAATAAAAATTCATACATTACATTTGATGCCACAAGTATCAGAGATTTGATCATAAATCGTTTAAATCAAAGTAAAATTTTTACCGATCAAAACTACCAAGGTTCAAATATGTCCGCATTTTTGGATGTCATAAGTTATTCTTTTAGTACACTTCTTTATTATTTGAATAAAACTTCATCAGAATCTTTATTTTCAGAAACTCAAATATATGAAAATATTAATAGATTAGTTAAAATTTTAAATTACAATCCAGTTGGAAGATTAGGTCAAAGTGTTCCTTTTCGTTTAATTGCCAGAGCAAATTTACCAATAGGAAACTATGTTATTCCTCGTTTCACTTATATGAATGTCGGGGGAACAAATTATTCTTTTAATAAAGATATACAATTTTATAAATCAGAATCAGGGGAAATAGAAATAACTGATTTAGAAAACAAAAATTTACTTTATCAAGGATTATTTCAAGAATATCCAACATATAATGCTATAGGAATTGAAAACGAAACAGTTTATCTTTCTTTATTAGAATCTGTTTATATTGATCACTTTAATATCTTTATTTTTGTAAAAGAATCGGGTAGTGATAGTTGGGTAGAATGGGAAAGAGTACCAGAAACATTTTTGTATGGCCCAAACGAAAACATCTTTCAAGTAAGATTCAATGAAAATAAAAGATATGAAATTAAATTTGGTGATGATATTAATGGGAAAAAATTAAAAGAAGGCGATCAAATTGCTATTTATTATTTAAATATCGATAAGGATGCGGTTAACATAGGACCAAATGCTTTAACAAATGCCAAATTAACAACGTATAATTCTTTAAGATATTCGGAAATATTCGATGATGTTTTTATTGAAATCTTAGGAAACGTATTGACTCAACAAAATATACAATTTGTTCGTTTAAATAATGACTACCCATCAACTTTTTACACAGATGAAGAGTCTGTTGACAATATTAAAAACAACTCCGCTAAAAACTTTCGTTCTCAATATCGTTTGGTTACATCTACTGATTATGAGACATATATCAAAACAAATTTTTCAAATTTAATTACAGATGTTAAAGTATTAAATAATGATGATTATTTAAGAAAACATATAAAATATCTTTACAATATTGGTTTAAATGAACCTCAAAAAGACGATAAAATTTTATTAAATCAAATAAAGTTTGCTGATAGTTGCAATTTTAATAATTTATATGTTTATCATGTTCCAAAAAGTGAATTACAAAACTATCTTGCTCCCGCACAAAAAGAATTGGTAGTAAATGGTCTTCGAAATAATAAAACATTGACATCCGAAATAGTACCAATGGATCCCGTTTATATTTATTTAGATTTTTATTTGACTGCATCGGGCCAAGATGCAACCCCAAATGATCTAGATCAATGTTTTTTAGTTATTACAAAACTTCCTAATAGTCGCCGTGCAAATTCTGCTATTTTAGCAGATATTGAAAATTTAATTAAGAATACTTTTAATAGAAAAACAAATAAACTTGGGCAGTTAATTGACATTTATCAATTATCTACAAGTATTCTTAACATTGAAAGTGTGGCAAGAGTGCAAACATATAGAAAAGATACAGACACCTATATTGAGGGTGTATCTTTATTACTTTGGAATTATTATTATCCTTTGGCTGATTCGGAAGTTTATACACAAAATATCCAATTAGAAGACTTTAAATATCCAATTTTTAACAACATCGGCAACATATCATCAAGAATTAAAATAAACGAACCATCGGGTACAATTAAAGTTGCTGACTTTTAATCATTATGTCGGAAAATTTTACAATATCTAAAAATAAAGGATTTGTAAACATTACTAAGTTTTCTTTTTTTACTAGTAGTTTAACATCCCAAAATTATGAAAAGTTCTTATGGGACTTTGGTGACGGAATTCGCTCAAGAGATAAAAACCCCACGCATATATATGTCACACCAAGTTCTTACAATATAGTATTAAATGCTTATTATGGAACAAGTTCATATAATGTTTTTACACAAAATGTAGAAGTTGATTTATTAATAAATAACTCGATCTATTTTGAAAGAGTACCTCCTCCTACTTTTGCGGGTCATTTAAATCGTTACCCATTCAAAGTTGTTATAACATCACCAAACACCGATGATCATTATATTGATTTATATGCAAATTATTCTCGATCTTATTCACCACAAGAACCAGAAAACAAATGGTCATTTTTAAGACCACAATGGCGTTTCTTGGATTTGGATGGAAATCAAATATCTACTATAAAAACCAATGATAGCTTTATATATGCTGATAATGATGGAAAAATATCAAATACTGGTTTAGTAGCAGGTGTTACCGGAACTGCGGAGTTTTATTTTGTTGATGACACTTATAATTTTGATTTGGCTATAAGCGATAACCCCCATACAACTATAATAACAACACTACAAACAAGTGCTACAAAATCATTTAATGATCCGTTTAATTCCCGACCTGAGATCCCAAGTTTTAGCAATAGTTTAGCACAAGCAATTGTTCCATATATGGTGCTTTGGAGAACACCGGACTATTTAAGAATAACCGAAAATGGCATTCGAGAACATTCAAGCCCTCGATGGATAAAAGCAAAAACACCATTAATAATCAATCCAAGTTTTAAACAATTAGAATATCCAGATTATGTTCCAGATGGTAATGGCGTATCTTTATTAAGACCAGATCAGTTTTTTACAGAATATCTTCCTATAGATAATACAACAACAATACCTTTATGTGCAGGTTTTTCTGATTTAAGTTCTTCTTTTTCTCCACAACCCTTACAATTTAAATATGTCGATGAGACAACATATAAAATAGCAGGTTATTACAAAGGAAATTTAAATGTTTCAGGGTCTGCAAAAAATGTTGCTTTGACAGCAGAAGCAACATTTCCAATTCCAAATTTGTCAGGAAATTATTATAATCCTTTTCTTTGGATACCAAATCCAGCAGCAGGAACTTTAAATGTTGTCCAATACACAAAAAACAATTTTACCGATAAGCTCTTTGTAGATAATAACACAACGAACAATCAAGATGTTGCAATTGTTCAAAGTTATGAAATTCCTATTGTCGAAAAACCTAATTTTTATACCGATGCAATGGCTTTTACTGGTCATCATGGTGTTAACTGTGTTGCAGTTTCCCCTCTTCCAAGTTATCAAGCATGGGCAATTGATTCTGATATTGATAAACTTTATAAGTTTGGAACAAATGGAAATATTTTATGTTCGATTAATTTAAAAACTATACTAGGTTCTTCTTCATCCGATTTTGTTTCTCCAGCTTTTTGTGCAATCGATGGAAATCAAAACTTGTGGATAACATTACATGATACTACGTCTACATTAAAATTAGACTCACAAGGAAATTTATTATTTGCAATGAATCCATTGACCGTAACTGTTCCTTCGACGGCTTTAAAAAATATTTATAGAACAAATTTATTGACATATTCCGAAGATGTATCCAACGCAATATGGGCGAAATCTCAATTAACATTTGTTTCAAATGCTGAAATTGCACCTGATGGAACATTAACAGCAGATCAAGTAATTGAAACTACCAGCAATAGTCAACATATTTTATCAAGAAATTATACTCTTTCCGCAGCTAATGAGCAATATACTGCTAGTATATATTTAAAAGCTGCTGGAAGAACAAAAGCCTCCGTTCAATGGGGGTTAACTTTAACTCCATTTACTAGAATTGGTGTTGTTGTTGATTTATTAAATGGTTCTTTTACTAATTCAGATATTGGAACACCAACATCCGTAACTACACGTTCTGTTGAAAGTGTTGGAAATGGTTGGTATCGCGTATCTTTGGGTGGAATATTCACCACAACTGGTACAGGTGCTTCTTTTTTAGTTTTAGGTAATAACGGCACAACAACAACTTATACGGGAGACAACCAATCTGGTTATTATGTATGGGGTGCTCAATTAGAAAGAGGACCATCGGTTACAAAATATATACCAACCGAACAAACCACTGTTGATTTTTATGATTATTCTTATCTTTTTGATAGTCAATATTACCCCATTACAGCAAATAATAGTTCTCAAATAGATAACTTCATAGATCCAACCTGTATTGATACTGATTCGCAAAATAATGCATGGGTAACTTATTCTAGTCCATTTAGTAGTTATGTCTGTAAAATTTCATCAAATGGTGTTGTGTTGTCTGCAATCAACTATCCGATATATTCTTCTCCAACAGAGATTGTTTGTGATAATCAAAATAATGTATGGATTGCTTTAACAGATCAAATATATAGAGAAAAATCTTATTTGGAAAAAAGAAACACCAATGGTGCATTATTAAGTACTTTTGGACCATTCAAGTTTATTAATCATTTAACAATTGACAGCAATCAAAATCCTTGGTTTACATATAGTTATCAATATATAGGTACAATTTCTAATGGTTTTCTTTCTAGTTATAAAGTTCCATTAGAAGGAATTTATGGTGCAATTCCAGATTGGATAGATTCTCAAACTTATACATTAATTCCTTCTGCAATCAATTATCTTTTATGGAATCAAAACTTTGAAAATTCTTATTGGAATAAAACTAATGTTATAGTAGATGCATCTGCTGCAATTTCTCCTATTGGAGATGCTACGGCAGAAGCTATAATAGAAAACAATAATATTCTTTCGACATATGGAATTTATAGTAGTGCATTTGCTTTAACGGGAACACACACAGCTTCAATATACGCACAGGCAATGACAAGAAATTTTATACAACTCGATCTAGTAAATAAAAATTCTCAAACATATGCCTCTGCAATTTTTAATTTATCTACGGGATCTTTAAGTTCTATTTTAGGAAATGCTCAAATTTTTGATGCAGGAAATAGTTGGTATAGATGTTCTATTACTGGAACAACTACAGCAAATCAACCTGCTTCAAATTCTTTTTATATTAATTTACATAATGGTATTTCTTCTAGATATGTTGGTATTTCAGCAACAGATACAATTGTTAGTGGTCTTACTGGTGAAATCTATACAGAAGTTCCACAAATTACTTCTTTAATGGGTGTTTTTGTTTGGGGTGCTCAAGTAGAACTTGGTTCTGTTGTGTACCCTTACGTGTCTTCAACATCAACACAAGCAACGAGATCTAAAACCGATGTACAAATAATTGGAAATATTGATGATAGTCCGTTGAAAGGCATTGCCTTTGATGGAAAAAATAAAATTTTTGTTTTAAATTCTTTTGAAAATAAAGTTTTGGTTTTTGATGTTCCCACAAAAACTTTTATAGATAACTTTTATATAAACCCTAAAGGGTTTAATTTTTATCCTTCTTCAAATATGGATGTTATCCAACGTGATCCTTTTTTGGGAACAATTGAAAATATTAGCAATTCAACAAAAATAGAATATCATCCTTGGGTTCATTCAATAAATGCAACAGGAGATTGGTCCGGTTGGAGATGGTCAAACAAATATAAAAATACATCAACACTAAATAAAACAATAACAGGAATTTCAAAAATTTTAGATTTTTATGAAAAAAATCCATATGAAATTTTTAAAATAAATGAAAATTTTGATTTGGCAGAAAATATGAAAGATCTTGCTTTTATTCCTTCTTTAAGAGATAGTGAGTTTTTATTTGAAAAGTTTTTAAAAGCTATTTTTGGAAAAAATGATCATCAAGATTTAGGTGTTCTTTCATATGAAAAAGTTGCAAACTTTTTAAAGAATAAATCTGATATTGATGAGTGTGATATTGATGCATTGTACAGCATTGCTGCTTCATTAGATCTCGACTCAGATGATTTTAGATTAAGTTATCCTTTTTTAATAAAAAGATTGATGGATTTGTTTAGTATTAATAAATCTCGTTTATGGGGTACAAAAGATAAAAGTGCTTATAACTTTGAATCGACTAATGAATTTGGTATTTTAAATCGAGGAAAACAATTAACAGTAAATTATATTGTTACGGCTGGTGTTCCGGTTCTTTTAAAAACAAAATCTTTATTGAAATATAGTGTTATACAAACAGGATTGATTAATAGTGCAGTATATTATGATTTGACCATATTATCAAACTTTTTAAATTTAGGAGTCGATTGGCAAGTAAATTATGAATATTTTGAATATGTTCCCGTATCATCAAATAGACAAATTGAAGGAGTTATTGATTGGAATAATGAAAACACCACTATTCAATACGAATTGTCTTCTTTTAATGATTGGGCAGGAAATGA